GTTTTGTAGTGTCTAAAAGCAATCCATCTTACTTTTGTCCATTCTTTTTCTGTGGACATTCTAAAATCTTCCCAAGACCAGTATTCAATACGGCATTTTTTATCCGTTGGATCAAACTCTTCTGAACCGTCTTCCATTTCAATAACTTCTTCGGGATCGTAACAAACACGAGCGACACCACGCCCACCAACCAAATAATCATCGCGACATTTGCCAATTACATCTTCAGCATCAGCATCATTCATGTATAGCGAAATTGTTCGCTCCATCATTTGAGAAGCTATTTTAGCAATTTCATCTTCATCAAGAAAGCGTTGCGTAATGTTTGGTTTAGGAAGTTTGGAAAATACGAGAGGGCGCAGGGTTTGAGTGTTAGCCCAAAATACGTTGTAACGCTTTGAGTCGTTATAATCAGAATTGTATTCGTCTTTGTAAATGCAGAAATATTTGTCAGCTTCATCACGCCATTTTTGCTCGTAGTTGTTAGCGTTTTCTAATTCTTTTGTCCATATCTCAACTAAGCCAGCATTGCCTTTGGATAGGCTTAAATCTTCTTTTGTTTCAACTTGATCGGCTTGCATTTTGTCTTTTTAGTTGGTTTTCACATATGTTTGGGACTAAAGACGCTTTGCAAGCCTCGATTATACAAATTATGTTATAAATTTTTGTTGTCAAACTGTTTTTTATATTCTACTAGATTAGCTTTAATAACATTAATTCTTTCTTGCATAAGTTTATCGAAATTTAAGCGCGTTGTCTGTTCTTTTGTAAAAACTAAAGTTGCGCAAATTAATTCTCCTTTATACGTTTCAGAAAATCCCAGAACTAGCATGTTTGGATGCCCAACTGGTGTTATCATGTATTTTACTTTGTCAGCGTCAAACTCATCAATCATTGCAGTAGTAGCATTTTGCCATTTGCATTTTTCTTCGTCTATTGGCTCTAAACCATCGCTCCAGTGCTTAATCATAAATTGTTTTTTGTAATTGTTACAAAATTTAAAAATATGTGATAGCCATCTTTATTTGCTTTATCATCAAGGCTTGATGTTTCTGGGTGGAATTGCACGCCATAAATTGGTTTGAATTCGTGTTTAATTGCTGCAAATTCTGTTGTGTCAGTGCTTGCAAGATTATAGAAATTTGGCGGTAGTTTTGTAACCTTGTCGCCGTGAGACATTAGGACAGTTGAATTAATCATTTTAACATCCATGTTTTCACCAACTTCTAAATCAACAAATCCATAAAACAAATCATTTGGATTGCTTGGCAAATTATGTAACTGCAATTTACAGAATCCAAATTCTTTATGCCCTAAACCTTCTACTTTACCGCCAAGCAAGTGACAAATTAATTGCATGCCGTAACATATGCCTAAAATTGGAATGTTTAAATCAAATAATTCTTTATCTAACGTTGGCGCTCCTTTTTCATAAACTGAATATGGACTCCCAGAAATAATGATGCCAGTTGGTTTTATTTCTTTTATCTCTTCCAAAAGCTGCTTTTGACCAATATTAATAATTGACGCTTTGACCCCCAATCGATTAAGAGTTCTGTAAATTTTAAAGCAAAGTTGGCTGCCGCAATCAATAATTAGAATCATAAATTATTTATACTCTTCTTCAATTAAAACATCGATCCACATTTCCATAAACATATTAAATAAATACTTATTCATTGTTTGAATTCCAATGCTGTCAAAACAGGCGGTGATTTCGCTAATTCTTTCTGGAGAGGCTTTTATTCCCTCGCGAGCCAATACTAATTCTATTAAAGATTTTCCTGATTTACTCATAATCTTGCTCCATGTTTCGTTTAAAAGCGTTCTTTCTCACGTTGTGCGGGTTAAAGTCTTTCCACCATTGTTCACCGATTTCAAGTGGTGTTTGTTGAACATTGACGACAATAGGGCGGCTCATGCATACATAGCGCAAAGTGTCAACCGCATGGTCTTCTAACTTAGAATCTAAATCCTCAGGCTTGCTCGGATCATATTGCATAATCGGCAAAGTACGAATTAAGTTTTTACAATCTTTGGTAAAATAAATCAATGGTTTTCCATCCTCTCCAATCAATCTGCTTCTAATTTGCTGCCAGCCGTTAATCCTCTTGTTGTCAGCCTCTCGATAATAGCAGCCATTTTCTGCCAGTTCTTCCGCGATTGATTTGCCACGTGAAACATCAACGATAGCTGGATCAGCAACCATATCCGACATTTCCTCACCTTCCTGCATTTTCATTGTTTCAAGCGCAATCTCTTTATTGCTTAGTTTTAGCCCTTCGTTTGCTTTGCCAGTGCAGCCATAATATTCGCGGTAAAAAATCAATGATCCACGAGGAAAACTTCTTTTAATTCCATTGCAAATAACAGAAGAACCATCAGACACAGCAGCCCATAAAGTTGCGAATGGTTTAGAATATCCCCAGTCAAACCCCCTAATCCTAGCCCAATCAGCAGGAATCAAAAAAGGCTCAATAACATGTACATCTTTATCAAACTGATCAAAATACGCTCCTTCGATTGCATCCCAATCACCTTCCAACATCGCTTTAGCCAATGCTCCCCCAAGTCCAATCAGTTTGTTTGCATAAAGTGGGTCGTTCTGCATCATTGTTGGGTTGTCTTGTAACTTGGCGGGAATAAACTGTCTTATCATTCCCCCTTCTTCCGCTGGCATTTCGCGAACTTGCATCGGGTCGCAATTATCAATAAAAGTTTGTTTTACAAATTGGTGACCAATCCCGCCCGGATTTGAGCCGCACAGAATCAAGGGCAATTTCGCCCTGTATTTCTCAGACACAACAAGCGAACCAATACGACATCTCCCCCTTAAAAACTTGTAAATCTTTTCAGAAAAGTGCGTTAGTTCATCAATCAGCAATACATTTATTTCCGCACCTTGATATTTTATCATATCTTTTTCATGTTGGCAGTGACACAAGTAAATCTTTGAACCATTTTTAAAAGTTATTTCACTTTCAGAAATCCGGACAAACTTGGAATTAATAAGCGGGGCGAGTAAAGAAGCAAAGCCAGAAGCGCCTTCAATGTGGTTTTTAGCTAAATCTGCAAATACGCGGCGAAATAAATAAATTTGAATATTTGGAACATCAATTGCCAGTGCTATTGCAATGATTCGCATTGTGTGAGACTTACCACCACCAGCAGCACCACCATACAAAATCTCAGTTGCGGGACTTAAAAAACAAGCTGATTGGCGGGGGTGAAGTTCAAGATTAATCATTGATTATCTTGTCAAGAATAGTCTGCGTGTGTCTCAAATCTCTCTCAAGAAAAATGCTACTTTGCCACTTTTCTATAATTTGCAAAGTTTTTAAATTAATTAAACGATATTTGTAGTATGCGCCGTTTCTTTGCTGAACTTCAATCGCTTCAAGTGCCATGTGTTTATCGATACTTTCCGCAACGTAGACAATTTTTCCCTCTAAATTTTCCATCTTCTATTTAATTAAATTACGCCCATTCGACTTTTGTAAACCCAAGTTCATCTTTATATTCGTTTCTTCTTCCAATAAAATAAAATTTATCTTTGTTTTTCTCTAAATATTCAAACTCTTCTGGTGTTAGTCTAGATGATTCAATCTTTCTAACCAGCAACACCAAGCCAGTTCTATCGTGTTCAAGCTCTAAACCATTTTCGATTGATTCAAAAGTTTCATCATCAACAAGCCGCGAGTTTGATAGATTGACAGTGAATACTTGCCAGCAATTTTTGCAAATCATTATTTATTTAACGTTAAATTTAAAATCGGCTGCAAATCTTTATCTGAATCGATTTTTAAAACTGAAGCTTCACCAAAAGTTCTTGGGTTCTTCTTGCTTGCCAACCATCTATAATGATATGCTAGCTCTTTTTGTCTCGTCACTTTCGCGTTTGTGTCTGAAGAATCAATTTCTAAAATACAATTTAATGCTTTTTCGAGAATAGCTTCGGCAGATTCTCTTCTTGCTTCTTGCGCGCGCGTTGAATAGTTCGATTCAGCGATGAACCAACTAATGTTCTCTCTCCTAACCCCATATTTTTTTTGAATATCATCATAACTCTTCGCATCTCTCAACATATCTAGCACATCTTCAGCATTTTCAACTAAAATCTCTTTTTGTGTTTTCTTTTTCATCTCAATTTAAATTGTCTGATTGCCGCGCCAGCTATCGCTTGGTCGCTATTAATAATGTCGAATATTTTTGAAAATTTCCAGTAGGATTTTACCAAGCTTGGTATTTTCAACGCGCGGAATTTTGTCAAGTAATTTATTTAAGTCAAGCACAATAATCAATTCTTTTCTTTGCCGTAGTGTTAATATAATGTACATACACTTTTCTTTTTTCTTTCATCTTCTTTGCGAAATCTTTTTTAAATTATTTTTTCTTTTTTTTAGGGTTTATTTTCTTTTTATTGCTTGCGCCTTACTGCCCCTTGATCTGATTAATTTTAAATTATTTTATTATTTCTTTTATTAATTGCTTGCATGTTATTTTCTTATTGTTTAAGATGATGTCACACCAAAAAAAACAAATAACAAAAACAGGGGCAAAAATGGAAAAGATCAAAAATAAAATAAAAAATTTGTCGATTGAATTTAAAATGGAAAT